CATACAGTTATACCTGCAACGGTTTTCAGTTATAACTATAAAGAGAATGAATCAAAAAACTAATAGAGTCTGGGGAAGCCCTAGGTAGGTTGTATCTAGTTTATCAACATGAACACGCTATAGCTAAGAATGTAAAGAAAGAAACAAACTTAGCTGCAGCATTTCCTGGACTTGTTTTTGACGAAGTTACTTTAGAGGATAGAGAGGATATAGAAGAGTATATATATCTTTGGGAATCTAATACAGATATTTTTGATATATATACCATAGTTAAAAACTATCTACATGAGTATTATGTTATAGATAGTTTACTTCTTATTGAGTTGATAAAAGAAAAAGGGTTGAAGGTAAGTGACTCTTTAAATAGTATAAGTTATATACATTCTAGTTATGTTAATGTAATCTCGGAGAATACAGATAATGGCAGCGAACAATCAAGTTCTGACGATTAAACTTAATGTTGATTATAATGCCGCTGATATAGCAGTAGAACAAGTTACAAAACAACTAGAACAATTAGGTGTAGTTGGTGGTAAAGCTTTTCTTACAGTAGATACTTTAACTAATGCAACTATTGTTTCTATGCAAGTTGCAGCATCTTCTACTGAAAAGCTTTCTAAAGCCATGAAGGAGCTAATGACTAATGCTAATACCTTTGACCATATACAATCTATAGGTAAAGTATCTGAGACAGATAATACAGTACAAGCTGCTAAAGATTTAGTAAGTAAAAGACAAGCTATATATTCAGCAGATTTGAAAGAAGCTGAAGCTAAAATGCGTTCATCTCTTTTAATTCAACAAGCTATAGCTACAGAAGGCTCTAATAGTATTACAGCTATTAAAGTACAAGAAACTGAGAAGATACGTAAGTTATACGTTCAACAAGCAAATGCTTTAAAAGTTATAGATACTGCTTTTACAGAAGGAACGACTGCATGGCTTACAATGAGTTCTCAACGCAATAATGCTTTGAGAGCAACCAATGAAGCTATCTTAAGAATTAATCAATCTACACGAGAAACAATAACAGTAACACAAAATTTAGCTAGAGTAGAAGCCGAAAGAACCAGAGTAAGCGGTTTATCAGTTGGTCAACGTATGGGTGAATCACAACCAATACTAACACAAAATTCTCAAATTAGCTCTGATATGATTAGAGGTATGACTCAAAGTAGTATAGCTGCTAGAGAACATATAGCTTCCCAATTAGCCGCAGCACAGGCAACTAACGTACATGAGGAAGTTCAAAGAAGCTTCTTTGCTAGAATTATACAAGGAACAACAATATACCAAGCTTATAATTCTGTGCTTAACTTAGTTACATCCTCTTTACGTTCTATACCCCGTGTAGGTATTGAATTAGACTCTACAAAAGCTAGTTTAGAAGCTACTGTAGGTGCAGGAGCTAGAGCAGAAGGAGCCTTAGCTGCTTTAGATAAAGAAGCACAAAGAACAGGTATTAATTTAGTTACTCTAAGAGAGAACTTTAGAAACTTTCAAGCATCTACAAGTTTAGCAGGACAAGAGTTAGAAAATACTTGGCACATGTTTACCAACTTAAATACTGTTATTACTGGCTTACATTTAACATCAGATAAGGCTAATGGTATATTCCTAGCTATGTCACAGATATTTAATAAGAATAAAGTACAAAGTGAAGAGTTAGTTAAACAGTTAGGTAACTTACTTCCAGGAGCTTTCGCTAGTTTTGCTGCGGCTACAAGTAGAACTACTGAACAACTTACCAATGATATGAAGAAAGGGTTAGTTACAGCTGGTAGTGGTGTCATAGGACTACAAGGTGATGTAGAGAAGTTTACCACCTTTATGGCAGATAGATTCTCTGTATCTTTTGCACTCGCGGCAGAAGGTCTAAATGCTAACATAGGAAGGATGCAGAATAGTTTTATACATTTAGGTGAGGCTATCTATGCACAAACATCAGGACCGATGGTAGTTTGGACAAAAAGATTAACTGAGGTTACAAACTACTTAACTGATGCAGTTAATGGTGTAAATAGTTTTGGTACAGCCTTAGAAGTAGTAGCTACTGTTGGATTAGGAGTTATAGCGGGTAAACTCTATATGTTTATTTCTGCTTTAGAGACTACTGCAATAGCTACTAAAGCTTTAGAAGCTGCTATGTTATTCTTATCTGCCCCTGCATTAATAATAGCAGGTCTAACTGCTATTGGGGCTGGTATATATAATTTAGTATCTGGGGCATCAGAAGCTGTAGATGCTATAGATAGAATTTCAAAAGCATCTAAAGCGGCTAAAGAAGAACGAACCAAAGCTGACCAAATAACTTTTGATGTTGAAAGTATAGCAGAAGTAGTTACAGCTAAAAGTAACCTAGCTGCTATACAAAAACAACTTGATATTGTAAGAAATGAAAATTCAAAATCAGCAACAGGTAAGTTAGTAGGAGCTTTAAGAGGTAAGATAGTTGATATATCTACTGGAGGTAACTTAGAAAGTAGAGCTATAGAGGGACAAGAACAACTAAACAAAGCTAGAGAAATTGCACAAATACAAATAGAAAATAAACTATCAGTAGTGACACATAAAGCAGTAGAACAAAGAGAGAAAGATACTTTTGATATAGAACAAGCTGGGCTAGCTAGAAGAAATGACCTAGCAAGTAAAGAGAAACTAGAACTAAGTAAGTATAATGAAGCTAACACAGCCTTAAGAGATAGACAAACTATTTTAATTAATATAGGTAAAGCATCTGAAGAAGTAGTTAGAAAAGGTTCTTTACCAAATGCCTCAGCTAAAGCAAAAGAAGATGCAGTAATAGCACAAGAACAAGTAGAAATTGGTAAAAAATCACAAGAGAATTTATTAAGTATAACAGAAGGTGGTGAGAGAGTAATACAAAAGGTCAGAGAGGACTTTGCTAAAGCAATAGCTACTAAAGCAAAACAAGACTCATCAGCTGCTACTTCCTTACGTAAAGAAGGTTATGCAGAAGAAACACTAGCCGCTAAAGTACAAGCACAGGCTAATGATGAACAGTCTAAAAAAGATGATGAATTATATAAACATAATTTAATGTCTATCAAAGAATTCTTTGATAATAAGAAACAGTATATACAGGATGATGCTAATTCAAGAATATCTGGAGCAACACAGAATGTAGATATAGCTAAAGCTTCTGGTAGTCAGCCTGAAATAGTAAGAACACAACTTGCTTTAGATAAACTTATTGCTGATTCTAATCTAAAACAACAAGTAAATGAAAACGCTAGAAATACAGCATTAGAAACTAGAAAGAGTAAGATAGAAGAGTTATATGCTAAAGAAGCGTTACTCGAAGGTAAAAATGCTAAGTCTATACAACAAAGTATAGATTATAAGTATGCTAGAGATATACAACTATTTGCTATCGAAGCTAAGGCTGGTGACGCAGAAGCTATAAGAAATTTAGCTACCCTAAATCACGTTAAACAACTAGAGGTCGAAGCAGAGAACCTAAAAGAGATAAAACTTAAAGCTCAATCTAGTATAACTACTTTATCTGAAAGAGAACTGACTTTAAATCAAGAAGTTCAACTAGGTATAAAGACAAGAGTACAAGCTGAAACTGAAATAGCTAGACTTAAACTAGATATTCAAAATACAACTGTAAAAGATTTAGAGTCTTCTTTAGCCTTAGCTAAGACGGAACAAGAAAGATTAAATATAACTAGAGAAATAACACGGGTTAAAGCTTCTGTAGGTGTGGGAGCTGCTCAAGAGTATATAAGTAAGGCAACATCTTCTGCGGGCAGTCCGCTTGGAGCTGCTACTACAGGTTTCTTAGACCAACAAGCTTTACTCGACTCACAAGAAACAACTAGAAAAACAGAAGCAGTAAAAGCTACCTCCATACCTATGTCAGGTGCTACAGGAACAGTAGATAGTAATTCTGCTAAGTTAGCTAGTGATAATAAGTATATGAAAGCCTCTACTTTGAACTATATGGGTTACTTTGGTAACTTAGCAGGTATGGGAGCAGCTACAGCTATGTCTTTAACTCAAGCTATGGTTAGAGCGCACGGAGCGCAAAGTAAAGAAGCTAAACAAGCTTTTCTGGTATATAAAGCACTAGAAACAGCTAAGATTATTATGTCTACTGCTACTGCTGCTATGGCTGGCTATGAAGCGGGTATGAAATATGGTGGTCCTGCTGGTCCTGCTTTAGGTGCTGCCTTAGCTGGTACTGCTATAGTAATGGGAGCAGTAGAACTAGGTTTGGTTATGTCAGCTCAAATGCCTGCAGCTCATGGTGGTTTAACTGAAGTACCAGAGGAACAAACATACTTACTACAAAAAGGTGAGAGAGTGCTTTCCCCTAACCAGAATAAAGATTTAAATAGTTTCATGGCTGGTAATAAAACACAAACAGATACTACTAAAGCTGGTAATAATGTGTATAATATAGCTGTAACAGTGCAGGCTACCAAAGACCAAAATCCAGCAGATTTAGGTAATTCTATTTCCAATGCTATAATGAGAGGGATAGCTAAAGAAGAGATAGCTACTGCTGCTAGGCCTGGAAATATATTAAATAAAACAACATCTTTTGGTTAAACTATGACGATAACAGCATTACCTTTACCAGAAAAGATAGGTTTAGAAAGTTCTAAATCAACTATGTTTCGAGAACTAGCTGCGCAATTTGGTGACGGCTACCAACAAGTAGCACCTAATGGTATTAATAATAAAATTGATAGTTGGAGTATTATTTGGAGTGCATTAACCTTAACTGAAGTTGCTACAGTAGAAAGCGTACTAAATTCTACAGGTAGTTGGGGTATCCTATCTTGGACACCTTATAGTGAGACCTCTAAAAAATATAGAATGACTAAAGATGGGTATGCGCGAATAGCTAAAGGTAAAGGAAATGGTGTTTATAGTATCACATGTAAATTAATTCAAGTGTTTGATCTAGGATAGGGTAGGTTATTCTATGGCATTTACATATAATACAGATGGATACAATACAGATGGGTATTTTCTAGCACAAGAAGACTCCTTTACTGCCTCTGCTACTACTACTAATACGATAGTAGGGACAGTCAATCTTACATCAAACTTATCCGCTATAGGGGTAACACAAAGTAGTTCAGCCAGTCTACTATTACTTACAACAAATTTAGCAACTAATAGTTTTGTTCAGAGTAGTGCTGTAGGTGATATTATACCTATAGTTTATTTATATGGTGATGGGATAAGTCAAAGTACACTTATAGGTGCTATTACAAATAGATTATATTTATATGGTGCTGGTGTAACTCAAAGCACACTTGTAGGTTCTATACAACTTAAATATTCTTTAATGGGTATAGCAAGTGTAGTACCTAAAGTAGTTAGTAATCTTACTACACTACATACATTACCATTAAAATCAGAAGTAATTCGATCTACTTTAACAGCTTATGTAGAGTTATTTAAAATAGATTGTTCTAATATACCTAATATACCAACTGATAACAGTGTATTCTATCTAACAACTAACTTAGCTTCGGATGGTATAAGTAAAGTGCTTTTTGGGGAACAAGCCTATGACCCTTACCCTATACAAATAACTGGTATATCTGAAACATCAGAAGGTGCTTATCCTAGACCTACATTAGATGTGGCTAATGTCTATGGTTATTCTATGGCAGGTGCTAATTTATTTAATCTGCTTGTAAGTTTATTTGAAGATTTAATAGGAGCTGAAGTCACTTATATAAGAACTTTTGAAGCTTACCTTAACCAAACTTCAACTATATCAGCAGCACCAATGAAGTTTTATATAAGTAGAAAGATTAATCATAATTCTACAGGCATAAGTTTTGAACTAAGATCACCATTAGATAAAGAAAGAGCCTACTTACCTGCTAGACAAATGTTAAAAAGAGATTTTCCGGGGCTTGGGATCAATAAAAGTATAAGGTAAAGGATAAATATATATGATTGTATTAACTACAAAACAAAAAGAATTGATAACACAACATACACTATCCTGTTACCCAGAAGAAATGTGTGGTGGGCTAACACAAGATAGTTTTATTCCTTTAACTAACATAAGTGAAGATAAAACTACTTCTTTTGCTATAGGAGCTGCAGAGATACTACCACATCTAGGTACATTTATAGCTATAGTACACAGCCATTGCAGAAACAGTAGAGTACCTGAGTTATTCGATACAAGGACTCCCTCTGCTGCGGATATTAAAGGACAAAGAAAGTCTAAACTTCCTTGGTTAATAGTTTGTTGTGAAGGTGAAACAGTAACTAACCCTTTAGAGTTTCCTAGAGAAAGTTCTGCTGAGTACATAGGTAGACCCTTTATATGGTTTGTCAATGATTGTTATAGCTTAGTTCAGGATTACTACAAACATGAACTAGGTATAGAATTACCTAATCATAAAGCAGATGTAGATTTTTGCGACTTAAATAAATCTGGCTATCTCTTTGAGAATTTTATAGTTGACTATAAGTTTGAAGAGCGTTATAATGTAGAAAAGTTAGTTAATGGTGAGTTGTTAGTTTTAAATCATGGTGGTAAATTTCAAAACCACCTAGGTATTTATCATAATGGTAATGTCCTACATCAAGATAGACTAAGTGTAGAAGTTCCTTTATATACGTTTGCTAATAGAATAAATAAGGTATTAAGATATGTTGGTGACAGTAGTTAAATCTTTATCTGAGATAGATGAATTTATAATAGAATCTGGTAATATAAAAGAAATACTTAATACAATCAAATTCCAGCAAGGTAAGGAGTATACTGATAGTATTATATATGACAAATATAGCTATATTGTTGCTGATGGTATAGAGGGTAATGAACCAGTAATACTTATTCCTGAAGTTCTGCTTTCTGATATATCAATGTATCCTTTTCTGTACATTATAGCCGATATAAAAGGAGAAGAACCTATTAGTGCTACTGCTATATTGGCTGCTTCTATTTCTCTGACAGGAACACTAGCTGTAAGTGCGTCTACCGCAGCTATTATTGCTACTATAGCAAATATAGCGATATTTTCAGCCATAGGTTTAGCTGCTTCTGCTATAATAACTGCTCTATCCCCTACACCTTCCTTCTCGTCTGACCCAAGCAATACACAAAGTAAACAAAGTAGTTTATTTAATGGCGCACCATTGATTAGAGAACAAGGAGGTAGCGTACCTATGGTATTTGGTAATCCTTTCTGTGGTGGTGTTCTTATATCATCTGGTGTTACAACTGAGGATATAATGTTATGAGTAATGATTACTATATAGATAAAGATGACTCTATTGTTATCTATGGTGAAGGTAAAGGTGGTGGTGGACATAGACCTATAGAAGCTTCTGATACTTTACAAAGTAAACAAACAGTTAAACTTTTATTTGCTATTTCTGAGGGAGAGTTAGCTCTTTTAACCGATTCATCTGGAGAACTAATAGGGGATGGACTACCTGACGTTTATCTTAACCAGATACCTTTTCATAAAGATGGTGCTTATACAACTAATTTTACAGGTAAGATAGATTATAGAGCGGGTACAAGTGACCAAATAGTTATTCAAGGTTTTGTAGGTAGTGAAAGAGGTATAACTACTTCTTTTTCTAACATGAAAAAAGATGTAGCTAATATTATTAATGTAGAGAAGGAGGCTAATTCAGTAAGGATTACGCTTACTGTAGAAGCATTAAGGCATATAGAAGAAAATGGAGATATGAATGGTAATACAGTATCTCATTCTATCTCTGTGCGACCTATAACTGCTGTAACACCTAATGGTACTACTTCTACAGGTACTTGGACAACTTTACCTACAGTAGTTAAAACTGGTAAAGCCTCTAGCCCATATAGCTGGGATATTAATGTACCTGCTCCACCTTATTCTGGTATCTTAGTTAGTTGGCAGCTTAGAGTTATTCGTATAAGTGAGGATGATTCTACAGTAAAATCCAGCACTAAATGTGGTTGGACAGTTTCTACAGCAATTATAGATGTAGCACACACATACCCAAAAACAGCATTAATCTCTATTACATTAAGTGATGCAGGACAATTTAGTGGTTCAATACCAGAAATACTTTTTAAACCAAGAGGGATAAAAGTACCTGTACTTACTTTGGTAAGTGGTAATATTGTTTTTCCTACTGCTTTCTCTTACTCCGCTAATCCAGCTTATATCCTTCTACATGTATTAACTATAGGTAAAGATAAAGGTGGGTTGGGCATACTTATAACTGATATTGACCTTGTATCTGTCTATAACTTAGCCCAGTATTGCGATCAAAAAATAGACCATACAGTAGATGGTGTTACAGCGTCAGAACCACGATATGCTATGCACAACCAATTCTATACTAGAGAGAATGTACCTACTTTTCTTATGTATATCCTATCTATATGTAATGCTAACTTTACTACTAATGAGTTTGGGCAAATTAGTTTGATGTTTGACCACGCAGGACAAGCAATAACTAAGCAAGTTACCAATGCAAATGTTGTAGCAGGTAAATTCTCTTATAGTTCTAATAACCTAGAATCTAGGATATCTTTAGTAAACGTAACATATAATAATGATTTATACTATGGTAGAACAGATACAGTAACAGTAGAGGAAGAGACATTAACGGCTAGATATGGTTTACAAACATCAGACATCGTACTTCCCGGATGTACAAGTGAGGCACAAGCTTATAGAAAGGCTAGATGGGCTATATATAATAGTTCACGTTTAACAGGTTTCACTAACTTTAGTGTATTCTTTGCTGGTATGATGTACCAAGTAGGGGAATTAGTTAGAGTTTATGATAATGATAATACTCAGTCAATGCAAGCAGGGTTAGTTATATCTTCTGCTATAGTAGGTTCAACAACTGTTATTACTGTAGATAGACTTTTAACTTACGTTACAGGTACAAAAACATTTTATACTCAGTCATCTATACATGGGGCGATATCTGGCATAGTTTCTGCTTGGTCTACTACCGCTCCTTATACTGTGACTATAACCTCTGAGATATTTCCTGAAGATGGTTCACCTTTTAATATTCTTGCCGATATACAAGAAGGTAAGATAGTTAAAGTTATTAAGATAGATAAATCTGGTAGTGAATATATTATATCTTGTTTAGATCATTTAGAGGCTAAATATGAGTATATAGACGGCACAGTAGCTATCTCTATTCCTAGTTATGACTTAGCTAATAATAAGAATTACGGTTCAGCCCCGATAGATATAAACTCCATATTAATTGAACCTAACTTCTCCTCTACTGCTACTACTTCGAGGTCAAAACTACAAATATCTTGGGTTGATCCTAATACGTTATTTACTTCTATATATAAACTTAGTTGGAGAAGAGATAATAATAACACTGTAACAATATATAACATACTAGAAAATCATTATGATATAGAAGACCCGATTCCAGGAACTTATGAGATAACTATAGCAGCAATAAATCCAGTATCTTCTGTAGCATCTATTGGTGTAACTAAAACTTATGCTTATAGAACTACAGTAAGTAACTCAACTCTGTTACCTCCTAAGAACTTTAAGATAGAAGGTGAGAGCGTAACAAGTGCTGCTGACGGTATCTTTTCTACTCCTGATCTAGCTGTTACTTTTGAGTACGATACAGATAACGGTAATCCTACTCTTGTCACTGATGCTTTAAAAGATTACGTGGTGGAAGTATGGAGTATAGCAACTATACCAGTGCTTAAAGGTACTTTTGTTGTTCCAGTACCTACAGTTTTAACTGGGTTAAATACGTTTAACTTTACTTTTAGAGATAACTGGACTACGTTTAATAATGCTACGAGAAGATTTACATTAAAATTCTATAGTAGGGATATATTAGGGGACTTATCTAACCCAGCAATTATAACCGTTAATAATCCAAGTCCCGCAATACAAAGTGCTACCATAGATCAAACATTCAATGGTGTTATAGTTAAAGTTACTACAGCAGTTAGAGAAGCAGATATAGTTGGCTTTAAGGTATGGGCTAAGCCTTCTGAAGATTGGTCAGCTATTACTGAAACTGATGTAGTAGAACTTTACGATGGTACTTCTCTTTATATTAATATACCTAGAACAGACACACTAACTTACTATTATAAAATTGCTGCTTATGATTCTTTTGGTAATACAGGTTTAACTCTTTCTTCTAGCTATAATCAAGCTGCCTTATCTACTTCTATTGATAGTTATACATACACAGGTTTACAATTTAAACCTAACTATTCTAGTATGACGGTAGCAGCTACTAATAATATTGCTTGGGCTTCTTTTATAGCAACTAAGAATACAACTACATCTATAACTGTCTCGGCTGGTAGTGCTATTTGGTCTGCAGGTATAATGTATTTATACTATGTCCCTCCTACTTCTGGTACTACAGGTACTTTATCTACTACAACTACACTACAAACTGCTGTAACTGGTAGGATACTTGGTACTTATAAAGGTGGTACAGATATTACTGCAGATGCGGGTAAGGCTTTTATCTCTGGGGATCAGTTACTTGCTGGTACTATTGGTGCTAATGCTTTAGTTACTAATACAGCTATTATTACTAATGCAGCTCAGTTTGGTAATATACTTCAAAGCGATAACTATAGTTGGGGTACCGGAGGTACTTATTCAGGATGGAGAATAGATAAAACAGGATATGCTCAACTAGCTGGATTAACTATTAGAAAGGCTAATGGTGATTTAGTTATGTCTAGTGGTACTGGTATCGAATGGTCTACTGGTATCACAGGTACAGGTAAAGCTGCTGATAATGCAACTGTAGGTGCAACATTCGGTACTAACATCAACGGGCAAATAACCTCAGCCAACGTTTCCACATATATTGCCAATGCAGCTATAGGTTCTGCACAAATAGGTAGTATAAACTTAGTAGGCAACTTCAATGTTAAATCTGCTACTGCTGGGGCTAGAATGGAGATGGATTCCCAAGTAATTAAAGTGTATGACGCTAGTGGTGTGTTGAGAGTACAGTTAGGGAATTTGTCGGTATGAGTTATGGTTTAAGAGTTACTGATAACTCAGGAAAAAGTATAGAGATAGGTGTAGATAGATTACAACGAATTATTGGTACATATACTTATTCTATATCATCTGGTAATTTCCTAGATATTACCATTCCTACCTTTGTTGATGACGGTACTTGGTCTGTTGTGATCTGCCCTCTAAATGCGCCTTCAATAGTACCTCCCTATACTAGATATACTGGTTATGTTCATTTTTATAATCCTTTTTATGAAACCCTTTCTGGTTTTATTTTAGTGCTGAGGCAATGATATGAGTTATGGCTTTTCAGCAGTAAATGGTAGTGTTGTTACCATTGACCAAGATTATAGTAATTATACTTTGCACTCTGTAGTTACTGTGGTGTGTGATATAAATAATTACTACAGCGGGGTCTATGTAGGAGAGGGTCTTCTAGGTGCAATTAATGTACCTAACGTACAAGGTGTAATTGCCTTTACAGACTCTACAAATGCAGTATCTACATGGAACTCTTTGTCAAACGTCGGAGGTGTTTCTTATATTGTTGTAAACCCACCAATGGTTTGGAATGGTTCATACTATGACTACCCGCCAACAGTTTCAGTAAATATTGGTTTTTATGTCCCTTCGGCAACTGTTGTAGCTCCTCTGGTTAGATTTGGTTATGGTTTAAATATATTCAAACCAGATGGTACGCCCGCTTTTTCCACAAACCTTAAATATTCAAAGCATAAGGTCACCTACACGATAAATACTGATGTAACTCTTACATCATTTCCATTTCCCGCAAGCACAGTCCAACCTATATTTTGTTTAGCACCTTTCGTTGCTCAAGGTAGCTACCTTTCTCAGCCAGAGGGTGTACCTTCATCGTCTGGAGAGAGTATGTTTTGGGGTTATATATCTACTATCGGAAGTACGAAGTATATGAACGTCTATTCAACAGGCAGTGATCATATGAGTCTACCGAATCTAACTGCCATGTTTATATGGCAAGCCAACGCACATATTTATTTAGGTGATTATTAATGTTTAATTTAGTTTTTGTAAAAGAAAATGGCTTAATTAGTTCTTATGCTAAGGTAGAGCAGCAGGAGCTGTACCAAGAGGGTACTGACTATAATGGGCAGTTTATAAAATATGTCCCAGATGCTCTAAAGGATATTGATGCTGGTACGTTAGCCCAAACATACTATGTAAAAGAAGGTGTATTTAACCTTTTACCTGCAAAAGATACTGAGTATCTTGTCTGGGACTTAGCTTCTGAAAGTTGGCTAGAGCCAGTGGGATATTTAGATACCTTAAAAACGACAAATACAGTTGAAGTTAATAGACTTGCAGGGGATAAGATTCTCTCAATCTATCCATTTTATCTACAGCATAATATAGGAAGGGATATTGTATCCGCAGAGGCTGTAACTATGTTTGCTTACATAGATAGTATAAGAGCTTTAGCTGATGCTGCTAAAATTTCTATAGCCGCGTCTACTACTTTAAAAGATATTAGAACCATTATGAACGCATATAGCGCTGATATCAAGCTTATATAAAGCCGCTAATAAAAATACTAGACACAGTGTAATTTTTATGTTATAGTTCTTTACATTGAATTTCTAGTATGCTATACCCTACAACTGGTATAACCCTACACTAGATAAGGAATTTAGAGAGTACCTTTAAATACGGTCTAGCGTAACTAGATAGTTAAAGGAGAATATTATGGCTGTAGGTGATACAGGTATAGCAGGTCTTTTACAAAATCCCGATGTTATTCAATTAATGAATAAAATCTTACCCAATACTTTAGGAGATAATAGTATGACTGATTCTGGTTTAGGTTTTGGTGGTGGTGCTTTAGCAGGTATTTTACTTGGTAAAGTTTTAAATCCTTTAGGTGCGGAAGCTGTTGCTGCTAATGTTTTGACTGCTGCTGATGTTCAAAATATTGTTTCAGGTAACACAAACTCACAAACTTTAGGTAATGTGGAAGGTGAGATTTGGAAAGCTGAAGGTCAAGTTCAGGCAGCTATTTCTGCTGCTGCTAATGCTTCTCAACTAGCTACCTTACAAGCTGAAATTGCTAATCTACAGGGTCAAGGTTTAATTACTAAATCTATCTCTGACTCTGCGGCAATGAACGCTACCCAACATGGTTTAGTAATCCAAGCAACTCAAGATGCTGCTACTAATTTACTATCTGCGGTATCTACCAGTAACTTAGCTATAGCTTCTGGCTTTAATACCCTTAATACTAATGTATTACAAGGTACTTTTGCCACTACTCAAGCTGTTAATAATGATGGAGATAAAACTAGAGCAGCTATTGCTTTACTTGCTGCATCTATTCCTAATAGTCGTGAACTTGATCTACAACGTCAGCTAGCTGTTGCATTAGATGACCATAGACATACCAATACTCGTGGTGTAATTGACTCTGGTAATGTTAGTGTTGTTACTAATGTTGCTCAATCTCAAGCACAAACACAACAACAAGCTCAGTTTGCTGCTTTGACTAGCGTAGTTGGTCAATTAGTAGCTGCTCAACATGCAACCAACACTGCTATTACTATTGGTAATGGCAATCGCCCTAACCAAACTGCAACTAATGTTAATGGCTGAATAGAAGCAACTATTGTACCTACAATAGAAGTGAAAAAAGCAAAACCAAAGCAGCATGGTTTAGTAACAATAACTAAAGGTAAATAATATGGCAGTCCTCTCTCTTCAAGAACAATTAGAAGCATCCCATGCTAGACTACTTGAATTACAAAACCAGATGAAACCACTAGAGGGTATTGATCTTGGTGGGACTATAGAAGTTCCCGCTCCAGCTATTACTCTGGAACAAATACAAGCTATGATAGATAAAGGTGTTGCTAGTAAGTTAGAAGAGTTAGGACAACCTGTTAGTATTCCTGTTATAACTAAACCATTAACTCCTTTAGAATGTATTAATATGTTATTTACTCCCGATGAAGTTACTTGGTTATGTAACCCAGCAGTTTTAAGAGGAGTAGATAACTTTATTATGGGAACTTATATACAGTCTGATGAAGGAAAAGCTACTTTACAACAACTCTTTAAAAGTTACAGAGAATATTATGAAAATAAAAGTTAAACACATGGTAGTGCCTGACCCAGAGGCATTGGATAAATTAGTTATGGCTATTATTGCCGCTACTAAGATAGTCTATGTATCTGACGTAGAAGAAATGTCTGCTTTAAAATCTATGCTGGAACTTGAACTAACTGAAGCTGTCGATGCGGCTTTCAAAGTAGGTAAAAAGATGGGTAAAATGAGTTCTGATAGTGCAGATACCTCTATGTATATGCCTATTGATACTCCTATTATACTAACACCTAACGCACCAGAAATTATGCTATAAACTTGATGGGTAACTTAGTTACCCATTATTCATATTAAAACTCTAACATATTGAATGGGTTATATTAAAGAACTTAAGTATTAGTTATATTTTATATTTTTATGTTATACTGTAGATAACTCATTTACCTTTAAAGGAAAATATATGTCCGCTTTGACCGATTACACAGAAACAGCTATCATTAACCATATTTTCAGAACCGCAAGTTTTACTAAACCTACTACTTTAACTATTGGTTTGATTACTACATTAACTAATGGTGAATCTAGTACAGCAACAGAAGTAACAGGTGGGTCTTATGCTAGAGTAGCATTAAATCCTCTTGATGCTAATTGGTCTGCTACAGCTAGTGGTAATGGTACAACGTCAAACTCCGTAAGTATCCAGTTTCCTGCGGCTACGGCTGATTGGGGTACGGTTACAAGCTTTGGTATTTGGGACGCTGCTACAGGCGGTAACTTACTGATTTATTCAGCTTTAACTAACGCTAGAACTATCACTAATGGGACTACACCTAGCTTTGGTGCAGGTGCATTAACTTTCCAAATAGATAACTAAGATGAGTACTCTAGTATTAAGATCAGTCAAAGGTTCGGCACTTACTAGCTCTGAAATTGATGCTAACGTAACCAACCTTAACAACGATAAAGCGGATAAAGCCTCGCCTACTTTTACAGGGGCGGTGACTTTACCGACTAATGTGATCCCTATTACAGCGTCGCAATACCCAACTATCAGACCCACACTAGACCTAGACTTTGCCAACTCAGGCACAGTAGACCCACGCATTACTTTTGCTAGAGCCACCACAGCCACGTACTATGATGGTAAGACTACGGCTATGGCGGAGCAGAATTTACTGACTTATAGTCAGGATTTTAGTAATGGGGGTTGGGTTAAAGGCGCAACTATCCTAACACCCAATACAACTGTTGCACCAGATGGCAGTTTAACAGCTGATACAGCTACAACAACAAGTAATTCTGTCCCGACTGTTAGAGCTATCCTAGACATTCTAGCAGATACACCACACACATTTTCTGTTTATATTAAAGCTACCACGCAGCGTTACATTTTAGTTGGTATAGCAGAAGGCCTTAACTCAGCATTCGTTATTGTCGATACCTTAAACTGGGTTATAACTGATGCTAGAAAAGAAGGCACAGGAACATATATTTCAAGTGATTTAGTGCCATCAACAAATGGATTCTATAGAGTATCTCTAACAGGTATAGCTAGCGCAAGTGCTACAGGGTGCGGACCACAAGTAAGACCTTGTGATACAGCGACATCCACCACGCACAATGTAAGTATTACAAACTCACCAACAGATTACATTTTCTGGGGCGCACAACTAGAACAACGCTCCTCAGCCACAGCCTACACACCCACAACCACAGCAGCCATTACCAACTACATCCCTGTGCTGATGACAGCCCCATCGGGTGTACCCAGACTTGACTATAATCCTGTTACTGGAGAGGCATTGGGGTTACTGATTGAGGAGCAGAGGACTAATTTGCTTACTTATAGTAGTAATTTTAGTAATTGGGTTTGGGCTAAGTCTAATTGTACAATAACATCTAATGCTGATGTATCACCTGATGGAAATATAAATGCTACAAAAGTAATTATAGCTAGTGAGCAAGCTGCGGGCAATATTAGTAACTTATGGCGTAACTATGTAACTGCTTCTACTTCGGTTTTTTCCAGCTCTATATATGTTAAGGCGGGAGAATGGACAGCTTTATATCTACTTGCTAGAAATCAAACAAATACAGTTACAAATTCTACCATTAATTTATTAGACGGGTCCGTACCTTTAAATAATCACAATGTAATTACTTATTATATGGGGAATGGTTGGTATCGGATTACAACATTGCATAGAAGTACAAGCGGGGCAATAAGGCTTTATTGGTCGGGGTTATTAAATACCGTATCTAATGGGATAGGCGATGGCTACTCAGGTATCTACATCTGGGGCGCACAACTGGAAGAAGGCCCTTTCGCAACCTCCTACATCCCAACAACCTCAGCGCAAGTCACCCGTAATGCTGACCGAGCGAGTATGACAGGGACTAACTTCAGTAGTTGGTATAATCAGAGTCAGGGTTCAGTATATATTGAATCGGATTGTGTTGTTAGTGCAGGCTTGTCTGGTCTATATAGATCGTTTTCACTATCTAACAATAGCTCATTTTACCAAATAAATCAGGGGCAAGTTTATGAGTATTACGCTGGTGGGTATGTGTTTAATAGTAGTATTAACTCCACAGGAAAAGCAGCAACAAGCATAAAAAATGGAGCTATGGCAGCTGTGTTTAATGGGGGATCAGCCTCGACATCAACAGGTGTATTTTCAGGCTCAGTATATAATACTTTATGTATTGGCAGCGGCCCATTCACTAGCGTTAATTTTCTCAACGGTCACATCCGCAAACTATCCTATTACCCACAAGCACTAAGCTCCGCTAATCTCGTTGCGCTTACTTCATAAGGACATCACATGATTATTTACCTAAACTCAACCGATCAATCGGCACAAGACGCAGCCTTAGTAGCCGCAGGGGTTTGTCAAATCATCGAACAACCTGTGCTAGATGACGAAGGCAAGCAAACATTTCATGATGTTACTGATCCAGAAACCAATCTGATAACTGCATTGGTAACAACCACACCGATTGTTGTACCTATTTACGGTTACACAGTGGACACCATAGGCACTATCTATGCACCTGATACATCAGGTGAGGTCTATACCATAGAAAACCCTTATGTGCCTGTAGAATTGGAAGGCTGGCACGCTAATATCATGGGTGACTTTACGCCTGAGCAATTAGCACTGTTACCTTCTATCCCTGAACCTAATAACCCTATGCGCATGTTTGCAGGAGTCAGTAAAAATGGCTAATTTAATCGGTACTGGACAAGACCAAGTCCCAGTGAATGGCATGCTGGGTAAAGCAGCTTTCTTGGATCAAGATATTCCAAACTCAGGGGCATTGAAAACAATACAATCAGCACCTACTATTGCGAGTGCATCAACCATTGCACCGACTGCGTTGATTAGCTTTGTGTCGGGTACTACGGCTATTGTTACCATTACACCACCCACAAGCCTACTGACTACGGGTGGACAGCTAACACTCATCCCTTTGGGCATCTTAACAACAACTACAGCAGGCAACATTGCTCTAGCTAGTACAACAGTAGTGGGTAAGGCATTGATATATACGTATGATGCTGTTACTGCTAAATGGTATCCCTCTTATTAAGGTATAACGATGGCTTTTACTTATAATGTTGATGGCTACGCTGCTGCAGGCTACTTTTTAGCGCAAGAGGAGTCCTTTGCTGCTGCGCCTAAAGCTGTCTCTACTAGCGCTGGTAATGTTAACTCAAGCCTGACTTTATTAAGTAATGCGAGTGCTATAAATACTATTGTCGGTAGTATTGGTTTAACTCAAACGCTGTTAAGTAATGCAATAGTTACTTGTACTGTAATAGGTAATATCAATTCAACTCTACCTATCTCTGTAGTTGCTTCAGCATTTGTACCTACACAAGCTGCCGCTAGTATTGACTTAGATATGTATATCAGTGGTCAACCTACTGCTCAGAGTAGTTGTTTAGGTGGTATTGATTTAAGACAAACCTTAATAAGTAATGCACAGGTAACTTCACTACTATCAGGCAGTATTTTTTCTACTTTACCGATGAGTTCAAATAGTCAAGCAACTGTAGCTGTAAGTGCTAGATTAACTTTTCCGTCTTTATACGTTGGTATATTAGATATTATATCACTAACTAACCATTTAACTTTAGTTTCGCTAACACCAAAGTATACTATAACTACTTTATTATAAGGTATAATATGAACATAAAAGAAACAACTTATATTGGTAGAGATAATGTTATAATTCTAGCTTTATCTGTGGATGGTATTACTGTAGATCATAGAAATTTCACTAGAGTTCAACTAGACTTTGGTGTTACTTTGCTTGATAGTTTGCTTACACCATCTATAGTCGATTTTACACAACAAAATAAAGTTACTTTTTACTTGGGTAAGCAGAATATACCAGCAGGTAAATACCCTACTAAACTTTATTTATATGATCTGGATAATTTAGATGGTGTAGCTTGGGGTACTATATCATTCACTGTTAGTTATTAAAGGAATATGTATGTTTGGTATTGATGATGCTGTGACTGCTGTAAGTAATTTAGCTAGTACAGTTGTAACTAGGGTATGGCCTGATGCTACTGCTTTGGAATTAGCTAGTATAAACAAAGTTACGTTAGAAATGCAGAATGAGTATAATCTTATACTTGGTCAGATAGAGGTTAATAAAATAGAGGCTGCTAGTGAGCATTGGTTTATCGCTGGTTGGCGACCTTTTGTAGGTTGGGTATCAGCTACAGCACTTGCCTATTCTGCTATCTTAGAACCTATATTACGCTTTATAGCTGAAGTATGTTTTAGATATGTAGGTCATTTTCCTGTTATAGATACTAATATAACTTTACAGGTACTTATGGGTATGTTAGGTTTTGGAGCTATGAGAACAGCAGAGAAACACCTTGAAAATAAACTAACACATAAGTAGGTTACAGAGTATATTGACCTCAAAGAAGTAGATATAAATGATTTAAACTTCTCCGATACTTTAACTAGAGTGTACTTATGGTAGAAGGTTATTATAGGTTATGGGTTATATCTACTTAGATATAGAACATATTGTCAAATACAAGCTAGTTTAAAGTAACATAGGTATTTATGCAACAAGTTTATTATTTTTTATTCTTACTTCGAGAGTATTCACAAGAGTTTACTGTTGTTTTCTTACACACTCTTACATCAAGCTAAACCGAGATAAATAATATGGAACAAACTAAAGTAAATTTAGCTATACCTGCTCTTGAAGATTTAATAAAAGAGTTTGAGGGATGTAAGTTACATTCTTATTTATGTCCAGCTAATGTATGGACAATAGGTTGGGGTACTACAGGTAAGTGTATTGTGAAAGGATTAACTTGGACACAACAACAAGCAGATGATTCTTTACATACATTAGCTATAAATAGTATTGAAAACGCAGTAAGGCTTAGTCCTATACTACTTACACAAACTATTTATGATATAGCAGCTATAGCAGATTTTATATATAACTGTGGTGTAGGTAGTTATAAATCTAGTACATTAAAGAAAAGGATTGATAAA